CACAGAGCAAAAGGCCAGCTTACTGCTTCGCCAGGTAACGACGGAACACTTACTCTTGCGCCTGGTTTAGAATTTCCATTATCAAGAAATGATAATTTTTATTCTGGTATGACAATTGTTCTCACATATCAAGGTGACACGAAATTATATAAAATTTCAACTTATGAATATGATGAAGATGGCGGTTTAAATGGAACACCAGTTGGACGCATTCAGCTTGCTACTGGAGAAGATCCATTAGGCGACGGAGTAAATGGTGCGGCTGGATACGATATTTTGCCTACTATTGAAATTACAGGAGATGGCACTGGCGCAGAAGCGTATCCAAAACTTGAAGATGGCGTAATTACACAGGTAATTGTTACAAAGACAGGTTCAGGTTATCATACAGTAAGCGCTAAAGTTGTAGATCCACTTCAAGATTTTGATCCAGAATCTACTCAAACAATTGATGTAAGAGCAAGTATTCGACCAATTATGTCTCCGCAAGGCGGACATAATACTGATAGGCTTGAAGAACTCAAATGCCGTCATGTATTGTTGTACGGATATATTACTGAAGATAATAATAATCAAATTGGAGCTACTAATTCTTATTCTCATTTGGCGGTTGTAAAAGAACCTGAATGGGAATGCGGAGCAAACTCTGCTCATCCAGACTGGTCTCCACTCGTATTTGATAATAGAATTAAAATTGTCACTAATGATTATGCTTCAGTAACTGTAAATGAAACAGTAACTCAAGTCAATAGTGATAATGAAGTTATATTTGCCGCAAAAGTTCATGAAATTAAATCAAATTCAAATACTATTTTCTTATATGATTATAATAGAACGTATCAAAATCAATCTAACTCAGATATTGCAATAGATTACACAAAAGATTTGCAAAATGAATCTGGCGTGATACTTGAGATAAATACTCCTGTAAGAGATAATGTAACCGAATCACTATATACCCAACGTTCTGGATTAGTATATTTTATGGAGGACTTTACTCCACTAGATAGAACTAGTCAGTCAAGAGAAGAATACAAACTGTTGTTGGAATTTTAAGGAAGTAAAACTAAATGCCTATTAATACAGATCTAAATATTGCACCATATTTTGATGACTTTGATTCGGAAAAGCAGTTTTACCGTATCTTATATAAACCAGGATATGCAGTTCAAGCAAGAGAACTTACGCAACTTCAATCGATTTTGCAAAACCAGGTTGAAACATTCGGTGACAACATTTTCCAAGAAGGCTCAATTGTAAAAGGGTGCACTTTTACAGATCTTCAAGGATTGGAGTACGTTAAAGTTTCAGACCTATCAGAAAACGATGTAAACTTTACTCCTGGCTCATATATTTCAGGATTAGTTACAGAAACTGATGGTACAGAAGTTGATGTTGTTTATGAACTCGAAACACAAAACTTGGCAAGTGGCGATACAACTAAACTTAAAGCAAAAATTATTCAAGCTGCTCGTGGTTATAGATCTAAAACTCCAGATTTGAATACGTTCTTCATCACATACTTGAACGAAACTGAAACTGGAAAAAAACAATTTACTGCGGGTGAGCCACTTAATATTATTAAAAAGAGATATATTGGCGATACACTAGATAGTACAGCATATATCCAAAACACAGCAAATGACGCAAACTTAGTTATTAGTGTTGAAGCAAATAGTTATTCTCCTGTTGGAAAGGCATTTGGTGTACAAGTTTCGCCTGGTATTATTTTCCAAAAAGGTAACTTTATTTTTACTGATTCTCAGATTGTCGTTGTTGAAAAATATAGCGATCAGCCGGATGGAAAATCAGTTGGTTTTGATGTTACTGAAACAATTATTACGTCATTACAAGACAGTAGCTTGTATGATAATGCAAACGGAAGCACAAACGAAAATGCTCCAGGTGCGGATAGACTTAAACTTACTCCCGAGCTGGTTGTTAAAACAACAACAACTGCTGATAATGACTCAGACTTTTTTACTTTAATTCGATATAAAGATGGTAATGCTGTACAACTTAGAGACGTTTCTCAATATAATGTTATTGGTCAAGAAATGGCTCGCCGCACTTATGAAGAATCTGGTAATTATCTTGTAGAAAAATTTAAAACTCGTTCTGAAAAATACGATGCAAATACTGGCCTTGAAGTTATTGTATCGCCTGGCATTGCATATATCAAAGGCTATAGAGTAGAAACTGCAGCTGAGCAAAAATTTACCATTGAGCAAATTGCGAATACAATTACAGAAGAAGCGCGGCCGGTATCAATTAATTACGGTGGATATGCAAATGTAGACGAAATTCGTGGTAAAGTTGAAATTGATTATAGTGAATCTGACCTTGAAGAAGCTGGAACAGTAATTGGTAAAACTTTTGTACGCAACATTACTCAGGATAAAGTATATCTATTTGGATCAAGAATCACAACATCCGGTAAGTCATTCGCTGATGTAACACAAATTGATGGCGACGGTGGCAGAATCTTAATATCAAACAATGCTATGGTTCAAGAACAGTCAAAATCTCCAATGATTTTCTCTACCGGACAATTTAGCGTTAAATCTACATCAGATACAATCATTCCTGTTCGTGAAAGACTTGACGGCCAATCAATTAGCAGTGGAACAATCACTCTAAATAATAGTGGCGGAGTTTATAACTATGACGTAAATAACGACGACATAGTAGTAATTGACAACTCAAATACAAATAGATCAATTACAAGCGCTGTATCATCTTCAAATGATTCAGTTCTTACAATTACAGTTGGCGGCGGTGATGAAAGCGGCACTGTTACAGTTTATCTAAATCGTAATTTGCAAAATACTTCTGCAAATGCTCCTTTCGGCAAAACAGTCGTCAAGCCATTTATCAAAGTTACTCATTTAACAGCGACTGACAAATATAGCTTGGGCTTCCCAGACGTATATAAAATTATTAGCATCGAAGATTCAAGTGGTACTGATTTTACAAATAGCTTCCGTCTACATACAAATCAAAAAGATGCTTACTACGATATTTCATATATGGAATATATCCCAGGACGTCCTCGACCAGATAACTCAGAAGTACTTACAATTAAGCTAGGTGTATTCCAACTTAATCCAACAGGTAAGTACTACTTTACAATTAATAGTTATCCTGTTGATGATGATTCAGAAACTTTGCCAGCAGACAAAGTACGTTCTCAAGACATTCACGTTTATACAGGAACAAATGGTGTAAATTATAATTTAAGAGAATCGTTTGATTTTAGACCGCATGTAGATAAAGATTCTGCTGCAGATTATACAGCTTTAACCGCAGCATCAGCTCCAACTATTACAACGGGTGCTGACGCAAAAACTCCAGTGTTTAGTAGATCTGATTACATCGTTCCAGCTCAAAACGAGTCAATAACAACAGATCTAGAATCATACAATGCTCGTATTGATTTGGTCACTGTTGATTCATATGGTGAAGTTGCTTTGGTAAAAGGCGAAGAAGAGCAAGAACCAGTACCACCAAAAATTAGTAGTGATAAACTTGTTGTTTCAGAAATCTTTATTCCAGGTCGACCAGCTCTTTCAGCGTTTGAAGCAGATAGAGCAAAGAAACCAGCATATGCAATTCGCACAAGAACAACTGGCGTTAAACGTTCAACAATGGCTGATATTTCCAGAATTACCGATCGCTTAGATCGCATGGAGTATTACATTAGCCTTAACCAATTAGAGCAAAGTGTAGAAGCTCTTAATGTTTTGGACGAAGACGGACTTACAAGATTTAAAAATGGTTATTTAGCAGAGCCATTTAATGATTTAAAATTTGCAAATATGGAAGATCCATTATTTGATGCCGCTGTACCGTTTGATAAAAAGATTATGACTCCTCCGGTAGTAACATTCCCGTTGGATCTTAAATATAAATCTTCGACTACATCTACTATCTTCCCAGATACTGACATCGCTGATGTTGGTACACTGAGCAGAAACGATCATGTTGAACTGATTAAACAAAAATATGCAACATCATTTAGAACTTGTGTGAGCAACTTTTATGATTATCAAGGTACTGCAGAACTTTCTCCAAGCCATGATTTTGGTGTTGACACAATTGCAAATCCAGTTCCAGCAACAATTGATTTAACAGACGCATTCCAAGATTTTGCTGATGCAATTCAAGAGTTTGTACCTCTTACTGGGACAAGAATAGATAATCTTGGTCGTCAATTTAGAGAATCTGGTTGGTTTAGACAAACCCAGCAGGTGACAACGTCAAGTTTAGCAATTAACGAAGGTTCAGCGCCAAACCCAGTTGGAGACTTTGTTTCAAATGTAGGCTTTAATCCATTTATTAGACCAAGAAATGTAAGAATTCATATTGTTGGTCTAAGACCAAATACTCGACACTATTTCTTCTTTGACGGTAGATCTATTGATGATCATGTATTTCCAGGCACAGATGAAGATAGGGCAAGAGATGTAGAAACATTTGGTGAAAAAGGTGATTCTGTTAAAACAGATGCAAATGGTATTCTAAGAGCCGTATTTGACATTCCAGCTGAAACATTCTATGTAGGTGAAAGAATTCTTGAAGTTGCTGATACTGATACTTATAGTACATTGGATTCTGCTGGTCAGTCCGCTGCTAAAATTTCTTATCATGCATACAATGTCGAGCAGGAAATTACTTCCTTGGAAACAAGATCTCCAGAGTTTGACATTGACCAAACAGTAACTACTCGCAACGTTGCTATTCGTCCAGTTCCTAGAAGAAGACGTGGTGATCCATTAGCCCAAACATTCTTTATCAAAAAAGGTATGGGCCAAGGTTCAGACACTGTAATGATTTCAAAAGTTGATTTGTACTTTAAACGTAAAAGTTCGGTCAATGGTGTTACAATTGAGCTTAGAGAAGTTCAAAATGGATATCCATCAAGCAAAATCATTCCATTCTCTAAAACGCATTTACAACCCAGTGATGTAAGTGTTTCTGATGACTCAAGCACTGTTACAACAGTAAACTTTGAAGCTCCTATTAGACTTGAAACAGAAACAGAATACGCAATCGTTGTTAAGCCAGATGCAAATGATCCAGATTATTTGATCTTTACATCTAAGGTTGGTGGAAATGATTTAACACCAGGTGATACAAATGGTCGTCCAGTTGTTGCAGACTGGGGTGATGGTGTTCTATTTACATCAACAAACAACCAGGCTTGGAAATCATACCAAGACGAAGATATTAAGTTTACTTTATATCGCCATGATTTTAATGCTTCATCTGGTTCAATTACTCTTACAAACGCTGATCATGAATTCCTTACATTGTCTGATTGGGATGGAGCTTTTGTATATGACGAATATGTATATGAAACAAAGTCTAGATCTGGATCAACAGGAGCGAATGTAAGCATTTCTTCTGGTTCAAAAACAATTACAGGTACTGCACTGACAGATACTTACTCAGTTGGAGATTTTGTTAAAATTGAAACAGGGTCTGATCCAAACGCAAGTGGTTATAGAGTAGATTTATTTGAGATTGCCTCAATTGAGTCGGCAACTGAAATGACTGCTGTTAAAAAATCATCATTTGCTGTAACAAATGGACCAAATACTCCTGTAGTAGTTGGTAGAGTTGCTTACCACAATGCAAGAAGACCAGAAACATTATATTTAAAAAATAGTTCTGCAACTTCTCAAAAATCATTTGGTGCAAGTGGTTCTATCTATGGACTAACAAGTGGCACAGAAGCTACAATTGATACAGTAGACGATATTAATCTAAGTTATGTCCAACCTATTATTCAAAGAACAAATGATACAGGGTCTAGAACTACTTTAAAAGGTAAGTTTGTCAATACTAACAACTTAAATGAATATTATGATATGCCAA